CGGCTGGTAGACGGGAATCTCCTCAGTTTCGTACCGAAATCTTATTTAAGTTACGAGGACTTGTTTACCTATAGTGCCTGTTGATCATCGCTTTACTAGTTGAGATGATCTTACAAGCACTTATTCTTTGCGTCTTTTGTTTTATTGGATGCTTGGGACTGTTTGCGGCTTTGAGCTATGGCGGACTAGGAATATTAACTGTTATTGCACACCTTGAATTAGGTGTGTGCGTTAGCGCCCGTGAGGGAATTGATCAGTTTAGAAAAGCCCCGCAAAGGCCTTTCCCGGAATGCTGTTTACGATGAGCTTAGCGATTATGTCTTGTTCAGGCGACCTATTAAACTTGAGTTGCTACGGGCGCATTGCAGTTATTTGTGATGTAACCGGACCCACGCGTGAGTGTTCCACGTGTGTTCCAAATACGGCACTTCATACCATGCCATCAAACCCAGTGCAGAGGGAACGTTTGCACGGTCGTGGACCTTCCACATCAAAACAACTTATATGAATTACAACAAAATACGACAATCGATCAACCGCACACAATGGCAAATTTCAGCAAAACGAACAAGGCAGGTGTACGTGCTTTCCAGGCTTACAAGAGCAAACTACATGATCTATGCGAGGAGCGCAGTAGATCGAAACGCGATTCAGCTCGCAGCGACCGTGATGTCGTGCGAAGACTTGCAGCTAGGGAGAGTGCAGAGAAGAAGCGTAAGGATATACCCAAGGCAAGGCGCGAGCTTGGCGTTAGGTTATCTTCGATTGCGAAACAACAGGAGCGCCATTATCTCACTATGTACGTTGAGAGTGAAGAGGACGCAATGCTCGAATCGCAGGCTGGTAATTTGTTGGCCAAAGGAGCGTTTTGCGCCCTCGGGGCGCTTGCCGCGCTACGCGTGGGCAAGGCTGCCAATAAGCTTAGTGATGCAGCTGCTATAACTGCAAAAACAGTGGAGTCTGTTGAGAGAGCTTTGCGGGACGCTGCTCCAGGGGTGACATCGGCAGTTGAAGAAGGTGCTGATGCAGTTCGCACTTTCTCGGCTATGTTGCAATCCACCTGTGACACCTTTAAGAACGCCTTGGGGTCTTGGTGGCTGGTGCCTGCAGGCTTATTGGCCTATTGTCTTTTGAAGCACTTCGGTGATCACTTTATTGCTTCCCTTGTTTTACTTCCCTGGGTGCGCGATATCATGGGCCCCCGATGGAGGTGGCTCAAGAGCCACTTCCTTGGATTCATGGGCATTCAGTCTCAGTCTGGTGTGTCAGACTTTGCCGCCTTTGTGACGAACCTTTTCGCCATTTGTTCTGTTTCTGATGTACCTCCCAAACATATGGCTGTTGAACTACAGCGCAGGGTTGGCTTTAGTGAGCGCACTGCTTCTGGCTTCAAAGCGCTCTTTGAGCAGGGCCTCACCTACTTCGAGAAGTTGCTCAACTGTGTCTTGGGACTCTTCGGCAAAAGTGTTGATTGGGGCGATCAAACCGACAAACTATTGACAGCGTGGTCGAAGAAGGTCGACACTTTTGAGAGCCTTTCCGCCACTCAGAATCCTACCTTGAAGGAGCTTCAGAGCGCAGTCGTACTCTTGCAAGAAGGTATTGGCTTTCGCCAAACGCTCAGGAGCGCACATAACTTAACTTTTGTCAACCG